TTGGGTATTTATTATCTAACCAATTTATCAAGTCTTCTACAAATTCAAAATTTTGTAACGGTAAATCAATAACTCTATCATGAACTTCAGAGTCTATAGGTAATCTTTCCTCCTCCTCCCAATAAGGTGTTGCGTAAAACACCAAACCTTCCTCTGCTGACTCCCATATTACAGACCCAGAATGGGAACCTATATAGTAAATCCATTTACCTTCTTTAAGTTCTCTGGGTAAAGAATTAAAATAATCTAGAACAATACTGTATTTAGATAAATTGTTTATTGGTGTTTTGGCTTCAATATCCCTAATCCAACCAAGAGAGTCATCTATAATTGATTCTGTTAGGTTACCTAATTTGGTTGACTCTAAAGTAACGGATTTATCGTAAGCTACAGTTTTAATATCATATAATCTATCTAACATCCCATTTCTTCTAAGAACTTTAAACACAATGTTCTCAACAGAAAACTCACCACCAGACTCTAAACCTGATTGACGCATATTTTTAATTTTTTCTGTTAACTTTTCTACACGATTAATAGTTTCCTTATTACTAACCTCACCCATTTCATCATAAATCTCCTCAACCCTATCCATAAAACGATTTGATTTTTCTTTAACAGACTTATCATTAATTGATATCTTTTTCTTTTTTGGTTTAGTCACCCACTCGTTTTTTAGTATGGAATAAACACCTGTAGAATGGTGTTCTTCGTTTATGTCTTGGACATATAATTCTACGTCATAACCGTAAATTTTTACATCATGTTCTTTATTCCAATTAGAACTTTTTGATTTAAGAAAATCCATCACTAGCTCTTTATCTACGGGGATATCATTATAGTCTACCACAATGTGTAAATCTACATCAGAGTATTTAGACCAATTATAGTTAGCTAAAGAACCCGTCATAGTAACATCTTCAATATCTACCCCAGGTAAATCTAAAGATTCAAAATAATCATCAGCAATCTTTAATAGAGTTTTTTTAACATCAGGTTTCATCTTTTGTTCTTTACCCCATATTTTAGGGTTAAGTTCATCCTGCATTTTAAAACCCGATAAATCTATCTTCCTAGTAGCGTCTTCAATTTCTTTCTCGTTTATGTCCATATTCATAAATATCGTGATATTTATTAAATGATAATGAAAAATTTAATTAAGAAAATATTAAAAGAAGAAAATGACTTTGATTGGGCTAAAGACATCGAACCCATACCAAAAAGTGAAATTGCTGATGAATTAAAGACTCTTAAAGAATTATCTTTTCGAAGAGACCACCAACAAGTGCTTGTGGAACTTATATATAGACTAGGTTTAGGTAAAGATAAGATAACAGAATTAAGTAGAGCTTTAAATTATTTAGGAAACTCCATTTGGGAGACTGGGAGAGAAATAGGGGTACAAGATGGTTGGGGTGAAGGTTATAACGAAGGTTATCGAGAAGGTAAAGATGATGGTGTAGAAGAGACTGAAAAGGACTATCTAGAAACATCGGAAGGTGATTGGGAAAACGGTTATGAAGAGGGTGTTATTGATGGTAGAACAGATATGGAAACGGAATTAAAAAAAGGGTTAGAAGAACAGAAATCGATAATATATAATAAAGGTTTTGAAGAAGGTAGAGCATATGAAATTGGTTTAGATGTTGAGGATTTAGAAAGAAAAGAATCTGGATTTGACCCTAGAGAGTATGATGAAGATTATGATGATAATTATTAATAAAAGAAATTATGAAAAGGGTAATTAAATTAACTGAATCACAATTAGCAAAATTAACTGAATCTAGGATTAAAGAAGTTAGTACTGTTGAGTTAGCTTCTGCTTTAAAAGAGTTGCCTTGCACAGGAGAAGGTGTCAAAGAGTTAATAAATAAAAAACTTATGGAATATGGTTTTAAAGATGTTAATATTAAATTCTTAGGTTATGGTAAAAATAAAAAAAGGCTTAAATACATAATCCACACTGAAGGTCCTATATTTGTTGTAAAAACAAGAAGTAACACTGATTTAGAACTACCTTGTATGGAGGTTTTTGATGTTGTAGCTTACGTAAAAGTTTAATTTTATTTGTTTTCAGTAATAAAATCTTTAAGTGTTTCTAAATTTAACACATCCAAAGAAACTAATTCAACATATTCATACTTACGCATAGTCTTATTAAAGACCGAGCCCTGACTTTCAGAAACTTCAAAACGAACATAATCTCTATCTAAAATTTGTTTATACAAATACCTTTTACCCGATTTAAAAGTTATTTTTAAAGTTTTTGAGGACTTGTCATACTCTGACTTTAAGATATTGGTAGAGTCTATGACACACTCAATAATACCTAGACTATTAATTGTTCTTTTTATTACAGACATTACACTCCTTTATAACTTTTAATAGATTTTATGTTAAAGATATTACCCTCCACAAATGGGTTTCCACCCTCATCTTCTTTTTGTAGATGTAAAATAAAGTGTTGGTTGGTTACTTGAAATGAAGCTCTTTCGTAATCAACGGAATAAGTTCCATCAAAGTCATCTTCTGAATCAGGATTGTTTTTAAAAATGATAGTTAAATTTTTGTACATATTGTTTGGTTTTATATTTAAATATAAACACTTTTTATTTAAAAAAAAGCTTGTTAAATACTATATTTTAACTTATTATTGTAACAATGAAAGAGTTAGATAGTAAAATAAAATACATCATAAAGAAATCCTTAATAGAGTCTAATAATTTAGGTGGGAACAAAATAGAACCTGAACACATTTTATTATCTATATTAAATGATGATGACAATATTGTTACTAAAGTATTAAACCTAATGGGTCATGAAAGTGAAGATTTAGCCTCTAAAGTAGAAGGTTACTTGAGAATGAAAGTAAAAAACCCTAGTTTTAATAAAAAAATACTATCTTTAAGTGTTGATTCTAAAACACTAATAAATATTTGTGAATTAGAATCCGATAAATTAAATGATAAATATATTGGTTGTGAACATTTTATGTTATCTTTACTTAAAAACAAATCTTTAGATGGGACTAAGGTGTTAATACATCAAGACATCACTTATAAAAACTTTAACAAAAAACTAAAAGAAACAAAAAAACAAAAAAATATGTCAGGAATAACAGATGATTTTAATGAGAAAAAGGGTAGTGTTGATAAAAACTTTAATGAAAAAAGTGAAACACCAATACTAGATAACTTTGGTAGGGACCTAACAAGTCTAGCTGAGAATGGTAAATTAGACGCTATTGTTGGTAGGACTGATGAAATAGAAAGAGTTACACAAATCCTATCTAGAAGAAAAAAGAATAACCCACTTTTAATTGGTGAACCTGGGGTAGGCAAAACAGCTATAGCTGAGGGTTTAGCTCTAAAGATTGTCCAAAAAAAATGTCCGAGAATTCTTTTTGGTATGAGGGTTGTCTCTTTGGATTTAGCTTTGTTAGTTGCGGGGACCAAATACCGTGGTCAATTTGAGGAACGTTTGAAGGGTATTATGGATGAATTGGAAAAAACATCATCGGTAATACTTTTTATCGATGAGATACACACTATGATAGGTGCTGGTAATGCTTCGGGAGCTTTAGACGCGTCAAACATATTAAAACCAGCTTTAGCTAGAGGTGAAATACAATGTATAGGAGCTACCACTTTAGATGAATTTAGAGAAAATTTTGAAAAAGATGGGGCCCTAACAAGAAGATTCCAAACAGTACTCATAGACCCACCTAGTAGTGAGGAAACATTAATTATCTTAAGTAACATTAAAGATAGGTATGAAAGTCACCATAAGGTTGAATATGATAACGAAGCAATAAAAGCTTGTGTTAAATTATCTGACAGATATATAACTGATAGAGAACAACCAGATAAAGCAATAGATATTTTAGATGAGGTTGGTGCCAGAAGTCAAACAAGAATGGAGGCTCCAAAAGAAATTTTAGATTTAGAAAAGAAAATTATTTCTATTGAGGAAAAAAAGAAAACTGTAATAAAGGCTCAAAAATATGAGGACGCAGCTAATTTACGTGATGAAGAAAGACAACTCAATTCTGAGTTGGAAAACAAAAACGCTAATTGGATAGAAACACTTAATAGAGATAGAAGGGTTATTACAGAGGAGGATGTGGCTGAAGTTGTATCAAAAATAACGGGAATACCAGTAAACAAGGTTACACAAAATGATTTATCTAAATTAAAAAACATGGCAAATGATTTATCTAAAGAGGTTATAGGCCAAGAAATTGCTGTAGAACAAGTAACTAAAGCGATTAGAAGGAATAGAATGGGTATTAAAAAAGATAGTAAACCTATTGGTTCATTCATTTTCCTAGGTCCTACTGGTGTTGGTAAAACACATTTAGCTAAATCTTTATCTAGACATATTTTTGGTTCTGAAGATTCTATTATTAGAGTTGATATGTCTGAATACATGGAAAAACACACCACATCTAAATTGATTGGAGCTCCTCCTGGATACGTAGGTTATGAGGAAGGTGGACAATTAACTGAAAAAGTTAGAAGAAAACCATATTCTGTGATATTACTTGATGAAATAGAAAAGGCACACCCAGACGTATTTAACATATTGTTACAAGTTTTAGATGAGGGGTTTTTAACTGATAGTTTAGGGAGAAAAATAAACTTCAAAAACACACTAATAATCATGACTTCCAATGTTGGAGCTAGGAAACTACAAGATTTTGGGACAGGCGTTGGTTTTGGTACTAAAACTAAAATTGATAACTTGGAAAAAATAAGGGATAATGTTATTAACGATTCTGTTAAAAAAACATTTTCACCAGAATTTTTAAATAGATTGGACGATATTATTATTTTTAAATCTTTAGAGAAGAAAGAAATTAAAAAAATTGTAGAACTACCATTAAAAGAATTATCTGATAGAATGTTGGAGATGGGTTATAATTTAGTTATATCACCTAAACTAAAAGAACTATTAGTTGATAAGGGTTTTGATGAAAAATATGGGGCCCGACCTTTAAATAGAGCTATCCAAAAATACATAGAAGACCCAATAGCGGAAAAAATGTTAGAAGGTACATTGAAAGAGGGTGACACAATTAAAGTGGGGGTTCTAAAAGATGTTGTTAACGTTGTAGTTAAATAAAAAGTTTGACCACTATTAAAACAATAACCTCTTAATTAGGGGTTATTGTTTTTTTAATTTAAACCGACTTATCTATTTTTTCTTTTAGTTTTTTAACAAACTCTGAAGCCATTTTCTTTAAAAAAACATTACCATCCTTACCAAAATAAGTTAAACCAGAAATGTTAGTTATACATTTATGACCACCACTATTAGCTTGTACCATATCCCATCCGGTAACACTTATGGTATTTAAAGCTTTCATTTCTTTTTTTGAGAGTGATGAATAAGGTTTATCCATAACAGCTTTTAACGCTTTTTGCCATCTCTCTACTGTGTAATCTGAAGGTACCCCTTTTGGTGTTTCATCGACACCCATAACACCGTTATCAGTACCATCAAACATTGCCATCATATCCTTATAACTAAAACCAACAGAATCTTCATCAAAAGATTTATGTTTTTCGGCAAAATATTTAATGGTGTCTATAGTTATTATTTTAGATTTTAAATCGGGCTCAAATGTTTTTAAAACTTCTTGAGCTATTTCACCTAGGTTAACACCCTTTAATTCTCTATCCGCTTTAAATGGGTTACAAGAGGCTTGTAACAAACCTAAAGGCCAAGCTATAACTAAAAAATTAGCTTTAGGGTAATTCTTAAAAGGTACGTACCTATCATAAGAACCTGGTTTAAATAATGAACCACCACCATATTGTGCTATAATACCATAGTCTTCAATATACTTAACTTTATCACTTTCTTTTTGTTTTTCAATGTAATCACTCAAATTATTTTTCATGACATCTGGTGATACATAACCTTCCTCTTTAGCTAATCTAACTATGTTTTGATAAATATTTAAAAGTGATGGGTTAGAGTCTAAGACTAACCTTTCTAAAAATCTAGGTTTATTTTTATATGACAATAATAGTTTATTAGTAACTAAAGCCATTATTTTTTTATTTCTAGATAGTTCTTTTTCTTTATTTAACTTAAAAACGTATGTCATAACGTCTTCAGGTTTAATACCCATTTTAACAAAATCCGCTGAATCTACAGTAGAAATCATTTTAATGTCCATGTCAGGAAATATGTCTGAAGGTGAAACTATCTGTGATATTGTTTCTACATTTGAACGTGATGACCTAAAAGAAGTTGAAGCGTCTTTTTCTGCCCCCACTTGTTTATCGTGATGGTCGGTATGGATTATAAACATTGGTTTTCCGTGAGCGAAATCAACTAAGACCGGCATTATATCACCTTTAGCGGATGGTTTTTTAACAGCGAATTCTTTATCACCATATTGTATTATTTCAGAATCAACAACTTTAATACCATTATTTTCTAAATAATTTTTCATCGCTAAAGCTGTTGTAACCCCATCTAAATCTTGGTGGAAGTATATCTTGGCTTTATCGTATCTTTTAGATAGTTTTCTTATGTTACGAATCCCACCTTCCTTAATTAACTTTTTCATTATCTATCTTTTTAGATAAATATCACAATTTTTTATTCAGCTCAATTAATTTATCTAAATATTGTTTGGCTTTATATAAATCCTCAACACCATTTTTGGTTTTCCATCTAGTGACGTACTTAACAATGTTACCCTCAAAAAAATCTAAATTGTGGGAATGGGCGTAATCCCACATTTCAACCCCTTTATTATAGTGTTCAGGGTGTACAACTCTTTCTTTACTCATCATCAACCTCCTCCTCATATAACTTATTAAAGTAACCACTCCAATGTTTAAATAAAGGCCCTGTTATGATGATGGTTGCGGGTATTAAAGATAAAATCATTACAATTAATGAGTTCGTGTATGTGAATATTAGTATAGATAAAAGACCCACCATACAAATAATTAAAGGTAATACCCAAGTGTTAATAAATTTCATGTATTTTTTTGTTTTAAATAATATTATTTTTTTTTAATTAGTCAATAATTGAAGTAATCATAATACCACCTGTACTTATTTAAAATATTATTACACAGATTCGGACCCAACACTTGTTCCCAATCTTGGCTAACTGGTTTTATTTCTTTTTTTATTTTATGGTCACCATAAATACCATAAACAGAATCATCTTCTTGGGTTAATTGTTCGACATTCATAAAATCATGTTTATAATAAGGTAACCCAAGGTAGTTATAAATTTTAATTATTTCTTGTTCAGGATTTTGACAAAAATCTTCAAACCTAATAAACAAAATATTTTTATCCATACCTTCTCTAATAATCTGATATACTCTTTCGATAGCTAAACCAACTGGTTGTGTGTTACACCATATATCAACTCTTTTTTCAGTAGTTGTACCCTTCATTTTGGAATGGTCTATAATCCCTGAATCTAAGTGTTGGTTTTTTCTAAAATTTTTTTCCATTGAAGAGTAAACACCCCTTAAATCTCTAACCATACAAATAATTTTAGGGTTAGGATAAAAAGAATTAAGAAAACTATAATGAACACCCCATCCCCTAGATTTATCTATCACATAAGGTTTATCTGTGATGCCATTAAAAAATCCCTCCAAACCACTTTTACAATAAGATTTAAATGCCTTTTCCATTTCTTTTTTGTCTTGAGCTTTAAATTCGGGGGATAACGTAAAATTACTTCTTGATGCGTATAGTAATTCTAACACACCAGATGTGGGTGTAACATAAAAATTGGGGTTTTGTCCTAATACATTTTGTAAAAGAGTTGAACCTGCTCTAGGTAAAGAAGATTGGAAGAATATTTTTTTATTAAAAGTACCCATTTAACATTTCTTTAAATAAATCAGTTTCTATATCCATAGAAACATGCTCATCACCAATAACAGTATCAATAATCTTTCTTTTTTTTTCCAACTCTATTAATTTATTTAAATACATTAACGCTTTTTCTAAATCTTGTAAACCATTTTTATGTCGCCATCGAGTCACATATTTAACGACATTACCCTCAAAAAAATCTAAATCATGTGAGTGAGAATAATCCCACATTTCAATACCTTTATTGTAATGGTTAGGGTGTTCTACTTGTTCTTTATTTTTATCTTCCATTTTATTTGTAATTAAAAATAAAATTACTATATTTATCACACTTAGTAAATCTTATTTAAAATGATAAAAATTAAATCAACAGTAGTACCAAAAAATAGAAAATCGAGCCCAACGGCTAACCCTAATATGCAGAGTATCCTAGATTATTGGGGTGGTGGAGATTGTAGGTTTGACTATAATCTATATTTAAAAATTATGAAATATAAAATTTTAAAAGGTGACTAAATTAGATTCAATAGTTTTAAACCACCTAATACAGCAACTGAAATACCTGCAGCCCATTTAAAGACCATAACAAACATTAGTGCTGTCTCAGCAGGTTTAGTGTATTCATCATGAATTTCAAACTTATGCCCAAAATCCTTCCATACATCCATTAATTCTTCATTCTCTGTTTTTCTTATCAAATGAGTTATCATTGGTATAAGTACTTTTAAATCGTTGTGGTTATATTTCATTTCTCTTTGGTGTTAAAGGTTGTCTAAAATCAAGTTATTATGTTGGTACATCTATTGAAAATGTACTGAAGTTTGTCATTGTTCCGTTATTACCTCCACTACCGTTGTCCGTTAAAGTTGGTACAGTGTCACCATCACCACATCTCCACCAAGATATAGGAGAAAGACTTGTGATATCGTTAGGCACACCTCCGTTGTATATTGCTTGTGCTTCTGTTAACCCTAATGCAGTACCAAATATTGCAACTTCATCTAGATTACCGATTAGTTTTTGCGTGGTAGATGCAGTAAGTCTTCCTAATCTTAACGTTCTACTACCATTGTACAATGTTCTACCTTTACCCGCACCTGTTGCATCTAAAACTCCATCAATATAAACTTTTAAATCTGTTCCATCATTAACAAACATCATATGATGCCATTGGTCATCATCTACGGGTGTTGGGAATGTTAAACCTTGATTATCGGTAATTGCATTTGAATTTGGAAATACAGAAAATGCACCACCTGCTGTATTTCTTGCATTCGCAGTATTAATTCTTATACTCCATTGACTACCTACTGCTGCATATTCACCTTTTGACGCCAATGTATAATAGCTTGTTGCAAATGTTCTAGGTGCTTTTACCCAAACACTAATAGTAATTGCTGATGTTAAATTTTGTATTGATGTTGGACTACCAATTTCAACATAGTCATCCGTACCATCTAAAGCTATTGACTTAGTGTTAAAATTAAGTTTTTTTATTGGTCCAAATCTATTTTTTA